TCGCACTTCGCATCTTCACGATAAAAGATCGGAAGCGAATGAAAGCAAAACCAGTCCCTCGAGTGATTCAACAGCTCTCCCGTCTGCACATCCAAGATGCCGTTCTTTACTGTGATGAAATCGATGCCCCGTCGGCCCTCGCTCGAGCGCCAATGGACATCAGGGATGCCTTGAGGCTTCGACAGCTGCATCCGCACGATCTTCCGCACGTCAGAGAACATCGAGGCCTTAATGGTTTGCCGCACGTCGGCTGGCATATCGTGGAAGATGAGACTCTCGACTGCGCCGTCGGAGATGACTCGCCACTTTTTCTCTTCGTTGTCGTAGTGAACGAACTGCCCATCGAAGCAGTCCAACACGCCCTTCATCTTCTCCAAGAACACGTTGGCGTTATGAACTGCGTGTTTCTTTGAATACGCCAATGCTGGGGCTGCTTCCGTCACCGTTGGCTCCTCGTCGAACACGTGCTCCACACTCATATTCCCTTGGCCCCTTTGGGCATACTTAAATGCGTTCTTCACCTTGTCGGCGAGGTCTTGGTCGGACCACGGAGGGCTGCAGCGACCATTGTACTCTTCTCTTAGAAGCCCATACACTTCTTTCGCCGACAATCCGTAGTCTCGTCCAATCAGTGCGGCCTTTAAGGTCTGCAGGTCTCCGCCGTTCCCTTCGATTGCCGGAGGGAAGGACCTCAGAGCCAACCGTGCTGCGTGGAGGTCTAACTTCCCTCCTCTCACGTCACCTTCCTTGGCCCGTTCCTCCTTCTTCTCGACCCTCATCTCGTCAACTATCCACCGAGGGAGCTCGTCGGCTTCCTCGAGGGCGTCCAAGAGGTCGAGACCCCGGTCGAAGGTGTACATCCCCTCACCGCTCTGATGTACGGAAGGCCATGTTACCACCTGGCTACCCCCATCCGCCAAGATATCAACTCCCTTAAAGATTCGGGCAGCGCTGCTTCTTGAGCGAATGTACCCATCGAGGCCCTGTGGGTACTTATAGTAAAGATGCAACCCTCCGCTCGGGCTCCTCTCAATCACCGGGTTGCCGAGGTGCATCTCGTGCTCGTCGAACCACCCCGGCTCGTCGATATCAACAACCACAAGGCCCGACGCCTTTCCCGTCACCAGTCCGATGTTACAAGCCCCTTCCCGAGCCCACACACGTTCCATCTCGGCCCGGAGCTCATCCCAGGTTTGCCGCTTCTTTTGCCAGCCAAACTGAGTTGGTGCCTTGCCTTTTTTTATGCTGTTGTCACAGAGATGAGAATGCACTGAAACGATCTGCAGTCCAGCCTCGACGTATTTTTCTGCCGTTTGAAACAGCAGCTCCTTATCTTGCTTCATGGTTTGCCTCCCTACACTATTCCTTGCCGACGTCTTCCTCGGCTTCGAACATCACAGTCGCTACCTTACGCTTGACCTTGTAATCACGCACTGGTTTTTTTGGGTTGTAGCGCCAAATTGTTCCAACTTCGTCGGTGCGCTGATACCCTCTTCGATCATTCTGTGCGTAAAATTTGAGTTTGTTGTTCTTCTTTCGGTCAACCTCGAACTCTTTCTTCTCGAGTCGATACAGCCGAACTGCCTCCAACTTATCCTCGTAGTTTTTCAACTGCTCAAGGCCTACGGTGTCAGCGACCTCCTGCCACAGTAGATTGATGGCATGAAGTACTAGATCGTTGCGAGAGATTCCGAAGTGAAGGCACAAAATATTCATGAAGTGCTCAGTCTCTTCAGATAGTTTGATCTCCGTTCGAACTTTAACGACGTTCCATAATTTCTTTCTGAACGACTTCGGAAGCTCCGGGACCTTAACGCCACGGCCCAACTCTTCTACCTTCGGAGTCCTAACTGTGAAGTTCTCTCTCTTCCCTCTTGGCATTGTCTAAAATCCCCTCTTCCCAACTGTGTCAACTTTTGATACCACAGAGGTATCCATGTCGCTATACAAATATCAGCTCGATGGCATTGAGAAACTTTTTTCAATCGTTACTCAACGAGCCGAGAAAGCTGCAATGTTGTGTGACCCTCCAGGCGCTGGAAAAACTCCCCAGGCCATCGGCCTACTTAATCGGCTAACGGGAAATAGTGCTCTCATAATTTGCCCAGCCAGCCTAAAAGAGAATTGGTCCAGAGAGATCAAGAAGTGGTCCACGTATCCGCTGAGCGTTCAGATTCTTAACAGCTCCTCCGAAAAACTCGACGGCTCTGATGTCGTCATTATCTCATATAATCTTGCGGTTCGCATGGTCGAAGAAATAACGAAGCGCTCGTACGACCTCCTGGTCTGCGACGAGTCGCATCTTCTCAAGTCAGCAAGCTCGCAGGTCAGTCGGATTGTCCTCGTGCCGATATGGGCAAGATGTCGCTATAGGCTCCTCATGACCGGAACACCACTACCGAACGGGCGAGCGGTCGAGGCTTACACCTGCTTCTCCAGATGCTCCAGAGAACACTTCGGCTCGTGGGATGCTTTTAAAACACGGTATTGCGTTGAGGAGCGCACTCGCTGGGGCGTTACGTACCCTCACTCAAAAAATCTCCAAGAGCTCAGGGAGTTCTCCAAGGCCTTCATGGTGCGAAGGACCAAGGAGGAGGTACTGGGAGAACTGCCAGGTCTCGTGAGGCAAAACGTATACCTTCGTTTGCCGGAGCTCGATGTATTCAAAGCAGAGGAGGGCATCGACGTCGACGCAATCGTTGAAGCAATCGACAACGGAGTACCTCTGGAAAGTGAGCACATCACAACCGTTCGTCGAAAGCTTGCGATGCTTAAAGCTCCCTTGATCCTCGAGGCAATCAACGATGCGCTCGAAGAAGTCGAGCAGCTGGTTGTCTTCGTGCATCATCGTGAGCTCTACGAGCATCTCATGAAAAATATTTCTTCATGCGTTGGCATAAACGGCTTGACACATCCAACCGAACGGCAGCAGAATGTTGACAGTTTCCAGAAGAAAGAAGCGAGGGTGTTTGTCGCATCTCTGAAGGCAGCGAATACGGGATTAACGCTGACAAGCGCTTTTACCTTATTTATGGCCGAATATGACTGGGTTCCATCGACGAATGAACAGGCCGAAGGTCGCATTTTTCGAGTAACGCAGAATGAAATTTGTCGTGTGAAGTATCTCGTAGCAGCAGACAGTTTGGACGAAAAGGTTCTAAGGGTCCTGCAAAGAAAACAACGTCACATAGAAAAAGCATTAGGCGTTTAAGTGAGAACCAGAGCAGCAGGGAAAGACCAAACACCGAATGGTATTCGCACCACAAAGATTGTGGATATCGTTTCTCGCTATGCATTGCTTCATGCGTACGGAGTTGGGCTAGATATTTTTAGACAGCTTCCTGAGCAGCAGAGAATGCGGGGTATTGAGTATGCGAAGTGGATGCTTGCGTATGCTCTCGATGATGAAATCGACTCCGCCTTTTTGTTTTACAAAGCACTGCACTGCGACCGCTTTCTTCCCCATGGTCACAACTTCGTGAAGGCGTCATACCTAGAATATATGTATGGCTATTGGAGGCAGTTATCTGGCACGTGCAAGAAAGATGTACCACTCGGGTGCTTCATTGTTGCAGCGCTACTTATTGGGCAGCGGGTGTTCTTTACGCCCGAGACCAAGCCTCTCGTATACATCACGATATCCCGAAAACGAATGCGAGCAATCGAGGACTACCTTGAGAGTCAATTCGAGTTCAGGAAGTGGCCAGAGGAGGAATACCGCTGGAGTTTTAAGGATGAGCGAGAAGACGATGTGAGGAATTCGCCTCAAGGCGTCGATGCGCTCGAACAACAGAAGGAAGAAGAAAATGGGTAGTGTATTTGGCGAAAAGATGACGACTCCGACAGGACGAGTAAGCTTTCCATACGTATTTGAGAAGGCTAAGAGTCTCGAGGCCGGAAAAGAGGGTAAGTATGAAATTACTCTCTACATCCCGAAGACCGAGGACATCTCAGCTCTTCGAAAGAATCTTGAGAAGGTTGCTCGTGAGGCTTTCGGAGCGAAGTTCGTTTCGCTTGAGAAGCTCAAGCACCCTCCAATTAAGGATGGTGATGAGAAGGACCCTTCAGATCCAGCGTACGGACACTGGATCATTCGTGCAAAGTCTGCGAAGCGCCCAGTAGTTGTGGACGCATCTCGGACACCAATCGAGTCAAAGGATGCTTTGTACGGTGGATGCTATGGACGCATCAACGTAACTCCAGCGTCCTACCAAATCCCAACGGGCTGGGGAGTAACTCTTTACCTTAACGCAGTACAGAAGGTAAAGGACGGAGAGCGATTCGGCGGCGGTGGAGTAAGTGCTGAGGACGTTTTCGAGGCGCTTGCAGTATCTGAACCAGTAGGTATTGAGGACAACTTCTAATGAAAAAACCATTCGTGCTGTATTCAATGAAGAAAGGTGCGGCAGCGGCTAGGTCTCGACGGCTTATCGCTCCCATGCAGAAACAGGTTACGCAGTGCGAATGGTTTGTCCCGCATTCCGGGAGCTCTCCTGAGAGCGCTCTCGGAATTGCGGTACTTCAACGTGCTGTGATGGACCTCATCACGCCTGGGATTTCAGAACGTGATAAAGCCAACGCAATGGAGTGGGTTCTTGGTGGATTCGGCGAGGAATACGAGCGAGACTATGCTCTGTCGTTCTCTCGGATTGTCGAGAATTTTACGGACATTGAGGTTGAAGAATTTAGGTCGAAGATTCTTTCGTTTGCGTCAAAGGCTAACGAGAGCCAAGAGGTTGCAGATGGTTTCAGGTTCCAGCGCAGTTAATGACAAGAATGTAATGCGATGCCCCAAGTGCCAATGGGTGAGCGTGACAAAGGTGACAGACACAGTTCTCTATCTCGGATTAGCGATAGGCCCGACTGGAGATCACTTTGTTTGCACTAACCCAAAGTGCGGGGTCGAAAGAATTTATGGTGACAACGGTGTTGTGCTGGTTAAGAGGGTCGAAGAGGAAAAAGCGTAGAAGCTATGTCGAAGACAGCTTCGGCAATAGGACTACAGTTCCTCAGTGGAAGTGCATAATCGTAAAGCTTTTCGGAGAGCGAGCGATGAGCACTGACACAGTTACAATCTACAAGTTCAGAGGGGCGTTTTATGTCCTTAAATAGACAAGTGTACATCGGAATCTTAGAAGGCCTCGTGATGGTAATATGCTTTCTTGGCCCATCTGCTCTTTTGATTTGGCTGGCAATGCAATGAGCGCAAAGAAAGTATACTGGGCGATTCAAAACGCCGAGGGTGATTGTATCCCAGACATTCTCTCGCACATCGGAGAGGGAGATGCTTGGGGAGCCTTTTGGAATAGAAGATATCCAGACTCAAGGCACTATTCGCTCAAAGAGTTTGCCGAGATGTATGTAAGTAAAGGCTATAGGGCCGTGAAGTTGGAGGCAGTCAGTGGAAAAAGAAGCGCTAGAAAAGCTAGTGGAAGAGTACGCAAATAAGATGATTGCGCTCCAGCCGGAGTACAGTCGGATATGTCACGACTACCTCGCTGGCTATAATGCTGCGTATGAGAAGCTAAGAGGGCACATATATTTCTTAGAGACTCAGCTACGAGAGGCGCACTCGAGAATTATGAGACTGGAGGCCGAGAGATGATTAAGCCGTTTGACGTACAAGTACAAGAACCTAATGACTTAGGGTTTGGCAGGATTGCCATTAGATTTAACGTGCCATGCATTTACTTCGGATACAGCACCGGAATGACGTATTCTTACCTACCAGAGAAACAACTCAAAGACATTACGATTAGAGAGGCAATCAGCAATCTACTTCGCATGATTGACCAAGATTTGACAGAAGCATTTCGTGAATTAGATAAGGAGGCAAAATGAAATCGCCGGGGAAGTTGGCTCTATCTTATGCGAACTCAAAGTTTGAAGGGTGCAATCCCCATGACGATGAGGCTGATGTGCAAAGGAATTACTGCATAATTGACTTCCTCGCTGGCTACCAAGCCGCACAGCCTCAATGGATCAGCGTGAATGAGCGGCTACCGGAAGTTGGAGCCCCCTGTTTAATAACGTGCCATGAAGAGAGATATGCCATAGCGGAGTATGACGGCATTAAGTGGACCACTCTCAATTCTATTGCTTACTACCATCCAATAGTAACGCACTGGCAAGGGCTACCTGAAGCGCCGAAGGAGGAAGGATGAAAACACCTGAGCAGATGGAGGATCTGGTTTTTATAGTTGAGTCAGTGGCAATCGGGATTTTAATCATATCCGTAGTGCTGGGAATGGCAGCAATAGTGCTGTGTTCCACATGGGGCATGGTGAACGCAGTTATAAGGACGTTATGACCAAAACACCTGAAGAGATGGCAGAGCAGTACGCCGATAGTGAGGGAAGCGGTAACGAAACGTACGAACATGGGCTGCGCCAAGGGTTTCTCGCTGGCTATACAGCAGGTTTTGAGAGGGCGGTGCAGTTGCAGGCATCACTCGCAGAGTACATACAGAAATATGACCCTTTTTATTCTGCTAACCATGGCAAGCCTATGAATCTCCGAATCCCGAATGATCAACAGCTACACTTACAAGCAATGACGTCGCTGAGCATTGGCACAAGCTCACACACAAACATTCAGTTTATTCCAGGCTCAGGGTGGGTAAAAAAGATATGAGAAATAAAAGCGTATTGCAACTTGCAGACGAATGGGTTGTCGGGTTTTTAGATCGACAGCAAGGGCAAAGTTTTACTGTTGGTGAAATTTGTCGAGTTGCGTTTCAGGCTGGGTATAGGACAAGGGTAAATGAAAAGTTTGAGGATCTCGCAGAAGCCTATCAACAGGGCAAATGGATGGAAACCAACTCTTTGGAAAATTCAAATAGTTCAGACACTCCCGATCTCCAAGAACAGATAGAAGCGCTCCAACAATATATGACAGTAGCGCAGCGAAAGATTATGGCGCTTCAGGCGAACGTAGAGTTTCTTTTATATCACAACAAAGAAAAGATTGGAGAGTCTGAAACCATTCGTCGTATGCAGCAAGCGATGCAAGGCTTCGGAAGGAACAATGACTAAGGTATCAGAACAGTATCGAGCTCTTGTTGCTGAGAGAAAACATCTCACATCGGGCCAGCTCGGAGTCTTTTCTGAATACTGGCGAAAAAGCCCAGAGGTTCCAGAGCATACAGGCAACTATCTTATAGGTGTTCGCTCTTACGAGCCGATCATTGCTCTCTACATCCAGAACCGAGGGTGGTATCTCGACGATACAATTCATGCAGGGCTTGAGGAGCACGTTCGATGTTGGATGCCCTTACCGATAACTCTAAAGGAGGCAAAATGAGTGACGACACAGAGATTCTACTAATGAAGATTGAGCGACAGGTCAGTAGGATCTGTAAAGCCTTGGAGGACAAGGCTAAGGATGGTGCGAACGAGGAATACCTGAGGGGGCATATTTTTAACTTTTTGAAGTCTCACTTCCCACAGCATTTAGATGCTGGGGCAGCGAGAGAGTATTTCGAGAGAACTATTGGTGCCGATCATACTGCTATGAATGTTGGAGTTAATAGCGACACATACGAGGGCGCTGTGGAAGTGATTCCAGTGCCAAAGGGAGTCGCTCGCAGTTTGTTCATCGTCGGCTGGATGGCAGCTATGAAGAATATCAGAAGAGAGGTGCAGCCATGACCGATGAATCCACCACAGGCAACCATGCGGCCCGTAAACACGCCCTATGCTCCGCAAGTTCTGCCGAGCGATGGCTAGAGTGTCCTGGGTCGGTCGGGCTTTCTATGACCGTGCCAGAGCCTCCCTCCAGCTCTTATGCCATTGAGGGCACCGAGGCGCACGAGCTCTCGGAAAAGATTCTGTTTCAATGGGTGAAGGACAACTATACATTGTCGGATGAGTTCCTCCAGGGCCTCCGAGAGGGCAAAGAGGAGATGTTCGACTACGTGATGCAGTATGTTCATGCGTGTGTCGAGGAGGCGATGGCGTTCGACAACACCCCAACGATTCGCATCGAGCAGCGCCTTACGTTCAACGAGGACATGAAGATGTTCGGGACTGCAGACTTCATCGCTACGGGGATGATGGACGGCGTAAGCACGGGGGTCATCGTCGACCTCAAGTACGGCAAGGGCAAGAAGGTTAAGACCGAAGGCAACCCGCAGCTTGCCTACTATGCGGTCGCTCTTCGCTCGTGTTCTAAGAAGAAGCTCGAACAAGTGCGTGTGCGAATTGTGCAGCCACGAATCTCAGACGCCTCGACCTCAATCACGTTCTCGAAAGACGACTTGGATGCCTGGGGGTTGAAGCTTACGCTCGGCGCTGAACAGGCCCTGTGGATGGCCGGGAAGGCGAAGACGCCTGTGTATAAGGAAGGTGGCTGGTGTTGGTTCTGTCCAGCCAAACAGGTTTGTCCCGAGATCGCCAGGAGACTGAGCGAGAATCTCGCATCCCAGTTTCCTGACGACCTCTAGAAAGCCTTTACTGAATCGCTGCCATGTCGAAGTTCTCTCGAGCGATGCTCTCTACACGAGTGAGCGAGTAGCCTGAGAGTCGAGCCAGCGTCTTCCAATGCTTTGGTGGGATTGGCCGTGTGAGCCACATACGCACAGCGTAAACAGAGATGTCCTCTTCGTACGCAATGACGACATCGCCTCGGCGTTTGTCGTACTTCTTAGCGATAACCTTAAGCATCTCCTCAACACCTTCTTGGTGCTTCTTTTGATTCAAGCACTTAGCAATTCCTATCTTTGGCATTAAGCCTCCTTTTAGGTTGATACATTGTGTCAACTATGCCAGTGTATAGATGCAGTGTCAACTTTATTAGGAGGCTTTAAATGTATACGATTGCGTTATTATTCTTTGCTTTAGTCTTCCAGCTCTCATTGGCCATGCTGTTTTTCAAAGGTGCAAAATAGTTATGGAATTTTACAAGTACGTAGACTCGTGGAGCTTCCTTAAGAAGTTTAATCTCCAAACGCACTTCGAGAACCGTGAGCAGTGGTGGCAGCTGCAGGAGCAGTTATCTGAAACGTGCGACTCGCCGTTTATGTATCGCAGAGTTTTACTGGAGCGCTCGTGGATTGCCAAAGATCGCCCATATTACAACTGCTACCCAGCAATCCTTCCGATGCTGATGAAGCTTAAGCTCGATATTCCTTGTAGCTCGATAAGTGACGTGGCCATTGAGCCGATTGAGGTAAGGCTTCCCATCGACCAGGGCGAGGAGAGCCCGTTTAGATGGGGCGGATATCACGTCCACACGGTCTTCTTCGGCATACAACAGATGCCTAAGGAGGTCGGAAGCGATGAACTCATCGACGGTATTTGCATATGCTTTGACATCGGCGAGATGTCCGAAATGAACGAGCCCATATATTCATTTCGGTTCTTTCCACTGCGGGAAGATATGACAATCGATGAGGCCTCACGACTGTTTACTGACCACTACACGGCCTCCCAAGGGGTCCAGATCCCGACGCCCATCTTAGAGAACGTGATTAAACTCTGCGCTTGCCTCTCTCTTATATCGCAGGACTCGGACCTCATAACTCCTGACGTGCTTTCTAAGCATTCTGAGAAGTATAAGACGGCCACCCCATACGAGCGTGAATGCATGGTCGCCATGGCGCATAGGCGGGGTAAGAAGGGGTGGAATATCGGCCATGACATCGAGTACTCGCCGCACTATAGGCGGCCTCATCCGGCTCTTGTGCGAGTCGGCAAAGGGCGTATATCTGCACGTATAGTCATGCGACGTGGGTCTGTAGTTCACAGGGCAAAGATTTCAAACGTACCGAGTGGATTCGATGGAAATAGTTAGCATCCTAAGCTTCTCAACTCCAAAGTTTAAGGTTCGCATATGGCGCTCGAAGCCATACGAGCCTACTGGATTTACTGATATCCAGCTTCTTGCAATGCACCTTCAGGACAAGCTTTCGCTCGTCGAGCTTGCCGAAGAGCTCTGCAACCAGGATAGTGTTGTTCGAGTCGAAGTTCTCGACTGGGATAACAATGGAGTAAATTGTTGCAGATGAGCAGACGATGGACTGAATATGAGTATGTCGATGCGTTCCTCGCTTGGGAGTTCATCGACTTGCAGAATGCCAAGATGGAAATGCAGCAGGAAGAGCCGTTTATGACGTCCTCAGAAGCTTGCAAACTCATCATGTACGGCAAAAAGGAGATCCTCGACGCACTGTCGAGTTTCGTCCATGAACATTCAAAGCGCTTGAAGGAGATTGTAGATGACCACAGTATTCCCATTACAGAAGACCCAGAAGACGGAGTTTTGGACTAAAGTAGAAGACAAACTGCCGAAGGACGAAGAGGCCCTATATCTTGTCGTTCTTGACGGCATGATCGGCTTCGCTTGGTACCGCAAAGATGGCGACGGCAACTTTGTATTCAATAAAGAAGGCGTTACCCACTGGGCCCCAACGCCACCTCTTCCAAAGGACTAACTATGGCAGAAACCAGAGATGGCAAAAGAGTACCGCTCAATAAACCATTCAGGACTCCAGAAGGCCCAAAGAAATTTGCGGTCTATGTGAAGAACGGCAAAGGCAATGTGGTGCGTGTTAACTTCGGTGACCCGGATATGGAAATCAAACGGGACGACCCGGAGCGTAGAAAGAACTTCAGAGCTCGACACAACTGTGACGATCCAGGCCCCCGCTGGAAGCCCCGCTGGTGGAGTTGTCGTTTCTGGAGCGCCAAGTCTGTTTCGGATATTTTAGATGACTGAGATGATAAAGGGGATTTCTCCTCAAGAGTATATTATCAATAGAAGTATTCCAGAGCCTAATACAGGTTGCTGGCTATGGCTTGGCAGCACAAAAGGCAAAGGGCGACTAAAAAGCTATGGGAATATTTATCTTAGAAATTCAAAAAACATTGGAGCGCATAGGTTCTCTTATGAAGCTTTCAATGGCAAAGCCCCGCAAGACGCATGGGTGTTGCATCGGTGCGATAACCCATCATGCGTCAATCCAGAGCATTTATTTCTTGGTGATAGGGCGGCAAATTCATTAGATAGAAAAAGAAAGAATCGTGGCAATTTTGATAACGGCAAAAATGCCGGACAAGCACATCCGAAAGCTACTACGACCTGGGATATTGTAAGAAAGATAAGAAGCGAATATGTAAAGAAAGTTGTGACAGCGCCTATGCTTGCCAAAAAGTACGATATTGGAGTGAGCGCTGTTGAATTGATACTAGCTAATAGAACATGGAAGGAAGAATCAAATGAGTCCACTAACTAAGAAAGGCGAGAAGATTAAGAAAGAGCTTGTGAAAGAGTACGGAAAGAAGAAGGGCGAAAGCGTCCTTTACGCAATGGAAAAGAAGGGTACTGCTAAGGGCATTACCAAGAAGACTGCTAAGAAGAAAACAACTAAGAAGAAGTAAAGTTTCTTTATGCCAGTTAAGAAGAAAACAAAATCTTCCTCCGAGAGCCCTGAACAGCTCTCGGAGCTTCTCGTGCTCGGGCACCTCATCAAATACAATCTGTATATGCTCGGGAAAGCAACAGTGTTTGCCGCTGTGATGGCGAAGTCGAAAGACTTGCATACAGCGTTACTGGACACTGAAAAAGCTATGGGTGAGCTCGACTTAGATACTAAAATGCGAAAAGAGCAAAAAGACTCTTAAGTTCTCGCTCGCTTTCTCCGAATCCTCCTAACACTTGGGGACATCATAGGTCTCCAAGTGATGTTGATGTTGACGTGAACAACTCAAACTAGGAGGCAATATGAGAACAATTCTTTTCCTTACAATCACCGTGGCTGCATCGGGCTGTATGAGCTTTGCGCCATCTCCGTTCCAGAAGGGCAACGTAGTACTTGCCGGGGACGCTGAAGGCGTAGAGGCCCTTATGGACGGCCTGAACGGATTTGTTACCAATGGCCATACGCAGGACCCTGTCGGCGATTCGGCGCACTGGAGGCACCGTAAGGAGCAAGAGAGCCAGCGTACACGGCGCTCTGGAATCTTTCAAAAGCTTACGTCGACGGAGAAGTAACCATGAGCATGAAAGCATTCATCCAATGGTACGGACAAACCGCTAAGCTTGTCGGCTACCCAATTCTCTTCATCATTCTTATGACTGCGGTCGAGCGAATGATGTTCACGGTAACCTGCTCCCTCGGAGGCTATCAGTGCGAGTACAGCCTGATGGCGCAGAAAGGTGTGCAGGACTACGTTGGGGATCTTGTTACAAGCAGGTCCAAGGAGTAGGCTTCCTGGGGCGAGGAGAAGTAGAGCTCTCCTCGCCTCATATTTTTAGGAGGCACATATGAACCGTGGCGCAAAAGCCCTTTACGACAAATACGCATTCCGTTCAAAGCACGATAAGAAATCGTTCGAGCATGGCACGTTGGCTCTTAAGGCCGAAATAGAAGAATTCATCCAGACGCAGCTGAAAGGCACTAGGGGCGACGCCTTCTCGATGGGACAGGACGACGGCCTCCGCTGGGTCCTCGACCATCTGCAGTATCTTTTTACCGAAGAGCAATAAACTCCTTCCTGAGCTTATTGAATTCTCGACGCAGCGAGTCCACATCGCCGCAGCGCTTTATTGCGAAGCGACAGATTACTTTGCGAATAAACTCCTCCGGCGTGTGTACGCATATGAGAGGCATCTCTTTATACGCTGGATGCACAGAGAGCACCTGCCCTCTTCTTTTTGCGTACTGTGCCTCGAGCTCCTCGGCGACGGCCTTGAGTATCTCGACTCGAAGACCCTTCGGGAACCCATGGATTGCCGAGGAGATTGACCGCATCCCGTCCGTTATGAACTCTCGTTTTAAAGATATTGGGTGGTACTCAACGAACGTATCGTGAATGCGAAAGTCGAATAACGTCCTGCCGACTTTTATTTGCATCGTCACCCCATCCATCGCTCTCCACCCACAATACTTCTCAAGCAGCTTGGCACAGGCGTATTCGCTGCCGCTTTGAAGGCTCAGGAGTTCATCAGGGATTGAAGGGACACGAAGCCTATCGAATCCCCTCTGACTTCTCATAACTTCGGGGATGTGCGTTTTAGCCAGTTCTCGTGGACTTTGTTAATGACCTGCGTCGCCGTCTCAGCGTTGGCCGAAATGACTAAACGCTCCTGCTGATCAAACATCTGCATGATCCAAAACTCACCCATAAAGTCTATTGAGACCGCTAGGCTATATTCTTTCGCAATGGATATGATCGTTGAAAGCTTATCGAGGGCCGGAATATCGATGATCCTATTAGACACCGTGCTCTCCATGTGTCATCATATAAGGTATAGCTATAGTATTTCACAATTAGCCCACAGGCCGTCAGCCTGATTGTGAAATATCACACAGATTTCTTATGGATTGCCTCCTAAGAAATGTGGTTTAGCTCAGCTTCCCACAACACGGAAAAAGCTGGGCACTTTTCTTTATGAAGAAGAATCGACCTGTCGCTGCGACGCACTACTTCAACAAAGCCAGATGGGACGTGATCAATCAGCTTACCGCCGACAACTGGGGCTGGGAGTTTGCCATTGGTGTAAAGCATCTCGGGGCTCCAGACTTTAAGAATGAGTTTCCAGAATTTGAAATCATCGCAGAATATCGGCCTTCAGCTCGTGATAGAAAGAGCCGATATGCGGTCTACGGTAGGCAGTTAGTTTTTTAGGAGGCACTATGAATAATGCAAAAGTAAACGTCATCACGGCTATGAGGATTTGTGGGCTCGAAGCTATCAGCGAAGGAAGTATGTACCACGCCCTATTTTCCCAAGGCCTGGATTCAGAAGAGGCGACAAGGGTAGTGAAGGAGCTCCTCGACGAAGGGCAGCTATCACGTTCTGGTTGTGCTTTTATTTTCCGACGCTATGTTGACAGGCATGGCGAAGAAAGTTCCCCTCGGGAACGGTCAGTTTGCAATAGTTGATGACGAGGACTTCGAGCTTGTCTCGAGGTACCGTTGGCACTTGCTGCCATACCCACATGGGGATGGTGGCTATGCCGTCACTAAGATGCGAATGCATCGTCTGATTATCAATGCGCCACTGGATATGTTCGTAGACCATATCAATGGGGACCCGCTCGACAACAGGCGATGCAACCTCAGGCTCTGCACAAACGCTCAGAACCAGCAGAACACAGGCAGCCGTGGAGGCTCCTCACGCCACAAGGGCGTCAGTTTTAACAAGAAGTCAGGGAAGTGGTTAGGTGCCTTTCTTTTCGAAGGCCGTAGGTACTACTGCGGCCTCTGGGAAAGCGAGGACGATGCCGCTCGAGCCGTAGATAAAAAAAGAGGCGAGGTCTGTGGGACCTTCGCCTCAAAAAACCTATACGATGAAGATTAACCGTTCGTGCGCTGATAGAGAATAGCTGCCAAACGGACCATCGCATCCTTCGCATAGTTTTCTGCAGCTGGCCCCTGGCCGTTATACTGCCTAAAAATTTCCCTGAGACGATGTTCTGTTGCCTTAGCCTTAACGCTCTCGTCAATGCGCTTGACGATTCTTGCGGCGCACATGGCGCTCTTCTCGGTGTCGTAAAGCTTAGAGAAGTGAAGTCCACACTCCCGCTCTGCTGTTAGGCCGAGGATGTGGAAAGCACCATGAGAGCTTGCCAACATTCGAATCTCGCTATCGCTCAAGCTACGATAGCTCTTTTCGCCCCTGAGCCGAGAGAACAGGTGAGGCTCAAAACGATACAAGGCTCTCTGGTTACCATTAGAGCTCTCCTTCTCCGATATGACGTGAAGGATGAGTGGGTCGACGCCATTAACCCGTGAGGCCTTAGCGATTGACTGCTCAAGGCTCAGAGGGCTCTGCGCCACTTCCCTCTTAGGAAGTGCATCGAGAACCTTCTCCTTAGCCTGTGATGCTTTAGCGATTGTAAAATTGAGGGCTATCTTAAGCCCGGTAGTGACCAACACGCATATGGCCATACCAATAACAACCTTACCAGCGAATACGCCTACTTTCTTCATGATGCCTCCTAGCAAAAAACGGCAACAAGCTCCCACGAGGAGCTTCGCCTTCTTAGTAAGAGTTACGGAAAACATATTCAGATGCAACTAAAAAGTGTCAAACAGAGTTTACTCTGTCGGAGGCAATTTAGCCTTCGCACCTTTATGAAGCACACCAACGGTGAGGAACCCGAGTCCGAGCGTTTCAAGGATTGGCTCAGCGGCCTTAATAGCGTCTCTCAAGCCTCTGGAGGCATCGGCGAGCCATGGGTACTGTGGAAACATTGGGGCAATCTGCTCAAGCGCCTGTAGCGCTGCTGCGACGATTATGAGAAGAGCTCCGATAACAGTCTTCTTGCCATCGACGAATTTGCCGAATGACGTTTTGGAGAAGAGATACACCAAGATTCTGTTCATAAGTCACCTTTAAAAACGACGGTTGATAGAAAGCAGTAGGCCTGTCCCCATCTTGCAAAGGCCAGGTTCTGGTTTCACGTATCCGCCATTATCATAATCACTATCCGGGCAGCTTCCCTGTGTCGGGCTTCCCGAATTGTCCCAGACCTCGAGGCCAAGATTAGAACACCCATGAAGCGAAAGAAGACATAGAGCTATAAGCCCTCTATACATTCCTTTGCTCCTAAGAATTCCCACTCCTCTGCCCTCTGAGTCCTCCTATACGGAGAGATAAAATCGCCCGTATATTTGTAAGGTAGTAGGTTGAAACCGAAGGTCCAGTAAAATATAGCTTCGCACTGTTTCGAGTTCCTGTTCAACCTTTCCAGGTTTGCGTCAAACAGCGTTATCCCATCGGTATCCGATATGCAGCGCTGACCCCTTGCGTAACGCATTGAATCGCCATGCTTTTCGCAGATAAGTCCTGGCAAGCATTCATGCCTTAGTGGCGAGTCAACGATTGAGTCTTTCGGGAGATACCTAAGCGCCTCCCTCAATAGTACCTTTCTTGCCCTATCGGATATTGGACACTCAAGGCACAGAGAATATCGTAGGGTAAGGTCCTCTCGTGGCTCTCCCAGAAGACTCTTCGTCCTTAAAATACTGGCTCGATATCTCCTTAAGAGTTTTTGGTCCCTTCTCTCCAACTTCCGCTGCGCCGACTTCTTCGTCTCCTTGTAAAACACATCGAACTTCCCGCATCGCCTTCCTCGCTCGGGGAAGCACGTCCCATTCGCAAGGTGGACCCTCACATACTTTCCCCCCGGCAAGCTTAGGAACTGCCTGACGCAGCTGCACTCGTGCCCAAAGGAGTCGGCCAAATATCCAATAGCCTTGGTCCTGGAGTTCTCTAATATTTTTAAGGCTTCATCGCACGGGAAATTGTCATTGCACATTCCGATATAAGACGGCGCTTGCAATGGCGATGCGAAGGCGAGCGACGAAACAAATAGGCTAAGAATAAGGAAAAGTCTCATGGCATATCATCCCTATAACTCGTTCTGCACGGCCCTTTACCTGCTTGAACCAGAGAGATTGCCGTAGCCCATTCTCGACCTCGAACCAATCTTCGATCTGAGCCGCTCTGATTGTGTTCTTGAATTTTGATAGGCGCACCTGCCCAAGGTTGAATGCGAGGTTGATCCATCCCAGCTGCCTGTTCTCGCTCCAGGTGTCAAAAAGATTTCCGAAGATGCGCTGGCATATCTTCTTAGCCACCTCCAGGTCCTCTTTAAGCATCTCGTCTGCTATTCGCTCAGAGATGCCGACATCGTCGAGGTTCCGGCCATAGCCAATAGTCAGCTTGCCAGCCGTGCAACGATAAGGCTTCAGACGAAGCCCCTCGTCAGTGAGAAGCATCTTCTTAGCCTTATCGCTCGACATTATATACTCCACTTAGTGGATAGATAGTTCTCTATCTTTATGACATCTGAATCGCTAAGCGACCCATTATATACAATCATTTCATATATAAAACCTGTCATGAACACCGACGAGGCTCCACGACTAGCAATGTATATGACGTTATTGCTAACTGTTGTTCCAGGGTCTCCCGCAGTTTGAACTGTGGTACTTACTGCGCTTTTGTTTAATCGCAGCGTATGACTAGCACTAGTTCCATTATAGCGATGAGTAGTTAACTTAGGCGAAGCTCCTACGCTCCAATTCAACGACGTATTCAATGCATTAAATACGCCGCCCTTCTTTACCTGCAAAGTATATGGGGAGGTTCCGTACAGTACGAAGCCGTCATTTGAGCCTATATTTGCACTTTGCTCATATAGCGAACCAGCAACACTAGATTTGAATGCAAGAAATACCGTAAACCCTGCAACGCTTACACCTCCAGATACAAGAGAGGTGGAGCCGCTAAAGTACACTGCAGGTTTGCCGTTCTGCCCGTTAGCTCCAGTTCTTAGTATTGGTCGTACCGCTGGTGTCGATTGAGTCGCATGAGCATTTAAGCCGCTTTGATCTAGCCATGTAGCAATGGCCGTGCTGTCCACTGTTATTGGATTTCCGCTTGCATCAAGTGTTCCAGCGTCTGCCTTGAGCCAAAGCCGCATGCCGCTAATAGACGCTGGCGAGAACTCCTTAGCAGAAGAGCCACATGGGTTTGAAATGCTAGATGCGGCAATTCCAATCAGCATACTAATAAAAAGCAACAATAGAAGTTGCGGTCGTTGCGGCCATAACCTTTTTTGCAAAAATCGGTAAAAGCACTCCAGCTGGGCATACGATACTGACAGCATTTGTGTCTCCATAAGCTATAACGCTAACGGTTCCTGCGCCTCCAACCCACAGACCTCTAACCCCGACTAATTCCGTAGAGTCGGATGGGGTTACTGCTGTTAGTTTATTGGCTGAAAACAGTGCGCTTGGGTTTGATTCTCTTACATCTGCCATAAATACTTCCTTTAGTTCTTTGCTCGTTCCTGAACTAGATAATCTATTTTTGACTCAATTCGATCTAATCGTTTATTGACCCCATCGACATTTGCCTCCAGTGAGCTTATGCGCTGATTTCTTTCGGAAAGATCGTGAGTAATTGTATCAACTCTTGTCGTAAGGTGCGAAAGCCAAAACGCCCCAATGGACGTTATGATTCCGAGGAGGCCGGATACAATCCACCTAAATGTCTCGTGGTCAATCTTGTCCATCATCTCTAATAAAAACCCTTTGGCAATCATACGGCGTCACCATCTTTAAGGTATCAGATGTATCAAGGCATCTTCCACTATAGACCTGTTGGTGGGTCAACTATCTCGATAGGCAGCTTAACGATGTCGTCGAGAGCCGCATCCGTAGCCTGTGCTGCCGCTATCTCTTTTGCCTTGAGCGCATCACGGTCAGCTTGCGTTGCCGCCATTGGAGCGTACGACTTAACACGAGAGCGAATGAACCCTGTCAGATACTCCTGAGCTACCTGTTCCTTCGTAAGTTCTCCTTCAGCGTCATACTTACCGTAGTAAGCAAGAGCGTCTATGGCTGCAAGGATGTCGGCCTCTTCGCCTTCGTATCTGATGTTAATTATCTTTCGAGCCATCTTCCTCCGTGAGCTTTTGTAGCTCTGCGATAATAGCGTTGATCCGTTGCGTCAGTTGAGCCTGTGCAGCCTTGGCCTTCTCAAGCTCCAGAAACGCTCGCCCCATTTCTGCCTCAAGTAATGTTTTCTGTTCCATTATGCTAACCATCCATAATCCCGTAGCGCCTTAACTACCTGCGCTACTGTATATCCATCAAACGTGCTGTTGCTGTTAATCGGTGTGCCAACTCCAACTACAAAAGATGACGCACCTCCTGACGTATTATATTGAATAGAACCACCTGCCCCAAACACGCTAATGATGCCATTTGTATTTGGTTGAATTGCAATCGGACCATAATCGGAACCAGTATAGCCACCAGAAATCCAAACAGTTCCACCGTATCCAGGTCCGTTCCCGCTTCCACCACCTACGAGATAGAGTGTCCCGCCTTGAGCAGCCTGACCATAACCGCCTTCAAGGTTTACATTACCGCCACTTGGTCCAGTTCCTGCAATCAACGCTACTGCGCCACCTTGAATATCTGAGCTGCTTCCTCCGGTTAGCGTTACGTTTCCACCGTAGCCGGAATATGTTGAAGCGCCTCCAGTAAGGTTGATGTTTCCACCGGACGTTCCACCTACCGCACCAAACGATACGTTGAAATCTCCTACGGTCGAATCGTAGTTTGTAGCTGTGATGCTAAACTCAATGCCAGAAGCGTTTGTAGAGGTGTAATCAACTCCGCTCTGGAAAAATAATTTCCCTTGGCTATAGAGGCCGCCACCGTATTGGTAATCATACGATCTAAAGTAGGTCTCTACATAGTCGTTTGTATTAACAACTACAAAACCAGCAGTGCCTCCACCGGAATTAGTTACAGCTCCATAGGTGGCAATATCTGGTGTACCTATAATCGAAGCGTTCGGAGATGACAGTATCCCAGTATAACCTATTAACCAACGTAAACCGCCACCGGTTGCGATACCGATTGTATCTGCTGTGTAATTGTAAAATCCGGTATTGGAATCAGCACCGAACGAAAGTGTTGGAGCTACCGCCGATCCGTTGCTGACATAGCAAGGGCCAGACACGGAAAAGCTCGAGGTGTTGAAAGTAGCTCGTGTTTGGCCACCAGTAACGATGCTCAGGTTATCTGGGGCAGAGCGATAGATTCCAGTGTCTAGATCTCCTGCGAACGTGAATGCAGGAACTAGGCGGCTGTTTACGCCATGCCCTACAAACTGCCCACTTGTTGCTATGTCTCCATTTACGTTTATTCCGTTGGTGTTCGTTCCTCCGGCGGTTGCGTAATGCTGAACATAAAAGCTATCAAGCCGCCATGTGCTGCTAACGTCATCCGTTACGTTTTGCCCGATGGTTCCTGCGGAGATTCCACACAAGCCAGCGGCAGTAATACTCGTATCAACTCGTGTGATTACTGGAATATCTGCAACATAAACTACAATGTTGCTTCCGACCGCTCGCACTTTGATTGAGCTTCCTGCGGAGATATTGTTGATTGATAGAGCAAGATTTGACCAAACACCAGCGACCTTTTTCCAAAGGATTGTATTACCCGCCGTACTTGAAATAGTTAAAAGATAAAAATTATTGTTATCAACGTAGCGAAATACTAAGCCTACGGTGTTTGTTGATGAAACTACAGTTGGTGCGGTGATACCTACTTCAACCGCTGCGGAAGGAGATGCGTAGTTAGCAATGTAGAGGCATCCCACGTTTGCTACGGTACTTGTTGGTTGGAGCGTTCCTAAGTTGTTTACTGTGTATGTTGCGCCGCCGCTGCTTTGTGCGAGCGTCCAACTTGTGCCTACGTTTGGAACATGAAGATTAAGTAATTTTGACGATGCTTCGGTGAAAGAGTCCGAAAACACTACAGGTCCAGTTGGCGCAATGTATGCGTTGTCCGGCGCAGTTACAGTCTGTAAATCCTGAACGGTATCGAACGCCCCTGCTAGTGGATTAAAAACGTAGGAGTAGCCCACTATGACCTCGTAACGCTAGTAAGTTGAGAACCTGTGTATGCAAGTGTAAGAGTCGCCACTGTTGCTCCAGCCAACTTATACACTACGCCAGTCAGATTTGTTCCTGTGTATGAAAGTAAAATTTGATCGTGAGGCTGGTTAGCGATACCAGAAACTATTTCCTGATATACGTTTCCACCTTGAACAACGGTAGCTACGGGAATATCAGGATTAACAGATGCCGCTGAGTTGGATACTGTTGTTGGCATTACTCTTCATCCTCCAATTCAATACCCACTGGGTTTCCTTCTTCATCGCTAATGATTTTGCCTTTGCGCTTACGACGAGGCAATGGTGCCGCCTTTTCAATTCGCTCAACGATCATTGGCTTGTCTGTTTGCAGAAGGATTGGAGCTTGCTGTGGAGCGCGTTGAATGTTCTCCATGCTTAGGCGAATTCGCTCAAGCTCTTGCTCTGATTGCAAGCGGCGTTCCTCCATCAACTTTTCAGACTCAGAGAGCTTCATGCGCATTTGCTCAAGCTCAAGTTTTTGAAGCTCAAGGATCTGCGCCATGCGGTTAGTCTCTTGAGTGATTGCTTGCTTGTTAGCATCAGACTGAGACATTGCTTGCACTTTAAGCATATCAACCTGAACTGATGACTGCTTAACTTGAATATCTTGTTGAGCAAGCACAAGCTCTTGTTGCTTCATGTATTCTTCAAATTGCTGCTTTTGAACAGCAAGTTGAGATTCAAGCTGATCACGCTGCATCTTAAGCTGCTGGTCTTGGTAGCTAAGTTGATTCTTAGCTGCTTTGTCTTGCATTTCCATTTGAACTGCTTGCAGTCGTGCTTGAGATTCAATCTGCGCTATTTGCAATCGTCCTTGGACTTCCTGCATGACAGGATCTGGCGGCGGCGGTTGTTTAGCTGCTTCTTCCTTAGCCTTAGCGATTTCGCCAATCTGCATAAGCGCTTTCGTAAACAAGCCATCTATTTCTTTGCCTCCCTTGTAACGCTTGATCATGTTTTGGAACAAATAAATAGAGAAATCCAAAAGCGGTGGGTATTGGTCAATTAGACCTCGCATTTGGTCAAAGAACGAGCCAGCGGTTTGAATCAGCGCCGTCGCCTCTTGTTGTTGCTGCGCCTGATCAATCGCCACCATCGAATCAGATGCAATCTGAATACGGTAGCTTCGCTTCTTATCATCTCTGAGAATCGCAATGATCTGCTGCTTGATCTTATCAATCTCCGCAAGAGGGTCGTACGGAGGTACCATCGGAGCCGGAGGAGGCGGCGGTGCCATACCCGTCTCATCCATTGGCATAGGTTCTTGCATTGGAGGGGTTGGAGGAGGGAGTAGAGTTGGTTCAATAAGTGCATCAGCATCAGCAACCTCCATGATTGTTTGCTCATCAAACTGCTCGCAGATGATAACAGCAAGATTGCTGATAGCGTCTGATATGAACTTGGCAAACATGTTCTGACGAACAATCAAGCCAAGAGATGACCATTGGCTTTCAAGTCGATTAGCAGTAGCTGACTTATATTGCTCGCTCGTGCCACGAAGCAGATCCGACACTTTTAGCGTTTCATAAAGCTGTTGAAGCGCTGTCTGTCTTGCACCCTGAAGAATGTTAAGAGCGTTTATATAAGGCTCAATGTTCATGGCCTCAATACCAGCGGCCAAGCCGCCACGCTGCTTGTATGACGGCCAATTAGTAACGGGGATGAGTTTCAAATCGCCTGTCATGAGCATTTCAACTTGGTTCCCCAAA